ACCCTGACCGTCGCCCCGGCACTCCCGGCATACGCGCCTTGAATGATCTCAAGACGCCACTCGGAGACGCTGCCCGCGTACTCGCCGTCGTACACCGAGGCGACGACAGCGTCCTTGCGGTACTGGCCGGCGCCTCCGGCCGGGGCGACGGTCAGGGTCACGTCGGCGTCGTTGACACACACGTAGGTGCCGACGCCGCCGGTGTCGTGCTGGTCGATGAACGCGAACCCGGCGGACACGATCACCGTCATGTTCGGGGTGGGAGCCGCCCTCACCTTCATCTGCGCGTTCTGGTAGCTGGGCTTCACCCCCTGCCGGATCCGCATCGGGGTCGCCTCGTCCACGGCGAAACCGGGGTAGCTCAGCAGCGAGGTGACGACGAGCCGGTCACTCCTGGCCGGGTACGAACCGGCCTGCATCCACGGGGGTGGGTTGATAGCGGCCACCGTGGGCCTCCTTTCTCACAGGCTGGTGTCGCGCCAGGTGACGGTCAGCAGGGACGATTGGCCCGGGGCGCCAGGCAGCGCACTGCCCCGGTAGGCGAGTTCGTTGGAGCCGGGCAGCAGCACGGGCCACACCGAGCCCGCGCGCACCCACGTGCGGCGCGGCGTCGCACCCATGAACAACACGGCGCGGGTCCTGGTGTCGATCAGCAGGTACTCGCCCGGCTGGAGCGTGGCGTCGAGGGTGAGGATGCCGCCACCCAGCTGCTCGATCGCCGGGTTCGCGACGGGCCCGTCCAGCCGCAGCACCGGGAAGGCCGGAGACGCGCCGTCGTTCACGGCAGTCAGCCGCCCCGACTCGCCGGCGTCGCCGTACACCCGGTTGGTGCCCGCAGGTCGCGACGACACGGACGCGTTCGGTGGCCCTTCCCAGGTGCCGCCGTTCGCCCCGTCGAAATACGGCGGGAGGCTGGATCCCACCACGGCCATCGCGCCGTCGGCCCACCATGTGGCGGCACCCGCGGCTGACGACGTGGCGACCGCGGACACTCGGTCAACGGTCTGCCCGGCCGGGACGGTGTACGAGCCGGAAACTCGCTTCCACGATCCTGGGGTGGCTTGGACGAGGACGGACGTGGTGCTCAGGGTGGTGGTCTGGTTGCGCCACCACAGCTCCAGCGCCGCGATCCCCGTCACCGGGATCTTGACGTACACGCCCCACTGCACGGTGTTCCCGGCCGGGACGGGCTCGATGTTCCACGAGGTGCCGCCCTGAGCTGAGGCCACCGAGATGGCGTGCTGCACGCTGTACGCGCCGACGTACGAGTCGGTGTTCACGCGGGTTCGTGTGTTGTTGCTGCCGAACCCGGTGGTCTCCGTCGTGAACGACTCCTCGAACGACGGGTTCAGCACGAGGTTCCGGGCAGCGGCCCCGGCTCCGGCGTACACCAGCGGATAGGAGCGGCCCGCCGACGGGCTGTATGCGGCCGTGGACGCGGTCTTCTCCTCCAGCCCGTACAGGTAAGGATCGGCGCAGTACAGCTCCAGCGCGGCGTCCCCGATGCGCCACAGGTACTCGGCGTCGTACGGGATCGACCGCTTCCGGACCTTCCCCCACACGAGGATGTTCTGGTCGAGGAACTGGAGCGGGGCCGGTTGGCGTTGCGGCTGCGTCGCGTTCCGCAGCGCGAGGGACAGGGCGCGCAGGTCGTCCGGGCTCTCACCGCGCAGCCCAAGCTTCAGCTGCACCACACGGGGCCCGGTGAAGTCCGGCCCGGTGTAGTCGCCGTGCTGGCCCGGCCGCTCCACATCCTCGGACCGGATGGCCGGCAGGTCGTCCAGCCCCTCAACTGCGGTCACCATGTACGGGCTGCCGGGCCCGAACACGAGGTCGCCCCACTGCACGCGGCCGAGTGCCTGCTGAGCCACGCTCACCGCCTCCCTACGAGGCCACGCCACGACAGGGCGCGCAGCATGTCGTCCGGGGTCGCCTCGGTCCCGTACAGGTAGATGTTGTTCGTCGTGTCACCGCCACCGCCGCCCGCGTACACCGCGGCGAGCTGCCCGGCGGACGGCGTAGCGGACAGGGCACCGCCCACCCCAGACGCAGCGTCGAGCACGCCGGCCGCCACCGACCGGGCCGCCTCCATCACGCGGGATGAGCTCGCGGTCAGGCCACCGCGCCAGCCCTCCATATCCATGACGCCGATCTCGTGGAAGGCACGGGACGGCGACTTGGTCTTGTGCGACTTCTTGACCGTCTTCAGCATTCCCTCGGCGATCCGCCGCATCTGCCGCTCGATGGCGCCCTCCTGTGACCTGAGCCCGGCGAGGAGGCCCTGCGCCGCGCGGATGCCCGCCGAGTACAGGGCGTCGCCCACGGTGTTGCCGGTCGCCGTCGCCGACTTGGCGAGCTGCCCCTGAAGGTCGTTGATGCGCTTCAGCTCGGCCGGGGTCGCGTTCGCCAGGGCACGGGCCGTCGCACCGCCCGCCTCGACACCCGCGTCGGCGATCTGCTGGAGCAGGTCGCTACGGAGCCCGGCCTTCCGTAGCTTGGCGATGTTGGCCTGGAAGTCCTTCGTCGCCTTCAGCGACTGCTGCAACCCCACCGTGATCGCGCTGACGCTGTTCACGTCGGCGTGGCCGGTCGTGATGTTGGCCTCGCCGAGGATGCCCTTCGTGATGTCCGACCGCGTCTTGTCGCGCTTCTCGACGAGATCCTTGATCTTCTTCTCGACGGTCGCCAGCGTCTTGAAGACGTTGTCTCGCGCGGTCACCTGCTTGCGCAGCTCAGCGGTTGCCTTCGCCAGCGACTTGCCCACCCCGCTGCGCACGTTGGCCGGCAGCGCCTTGGTGATGGACTCCAGCCGCGACCGCAGCTTGGCCGTGCTGTCGTTGATGCCGCGGATGAACCCCTCGATCAGCAAGCGGCCGGCCGGGGTGAGGATCCGGGCGTCCTTCGACGGCGGACCCTTCCAGGAGGTCAGCTTCCCCGTGATCTCGCTGAGCTTCCCCTTCACGGCGCCGACCATGGACGCGATGCCGTTGATGAAGCCTTGGATCAGGGACCGACCCGCAGCGACCAGCGTGCCGTTGAGGCTGCCGAGCGCGTTCCTCGCCCGACCCGGCAAAGCCTTCACCCAGTTGACCGCTTCACTGATCTTCTGGTTGATCGCGGAGACCAGGGACCGGCCGGCGTTCACCGCGGGCGTAGTCATGCTCACGGCCAGGTTGCCGAGTGCCGACTTGGCACGGCCGGGCAAACTCTTCAGCCAGTCGACCGCCTTGCCCACCGCTTCGCCGACCCACCGGCCGATCGCCGAGGCTTTCTCGCCGATGAACGAGGCGGCGTTGCCCACGCCGGTCTTCGCCATGTTCCACGCGTCGGAGAAATCGCCGGTCAACAGCTTGGCGATGAACTTGAGGACGGGAACCACCACGTTCGTGATCGTCCCGGCCAGCAGATTGGCGAGGATCCCGGCGAGACCAGCGATCAGGCCGATCAGCGGCTGAATGATCGGCATCAGCGCCTGGAGCAGCACCCCGACCAGCTGACCGAGCGCGGCCATGATCGGGGCGACGGCTGCCATCAGCTGGCCGAACGCCTCTCCCAGGGTGGCCAGGCTCGGGGCGAGCTGGATGAACAGGCTGGTGACGACCGGCAGTACCGTCTGCGCCAACATCACCAGGATGTCCGCGAACGGCTGGAGGTAGATGGGCAGCTGCGCCAGGATCGGCGCCAGAGCCCCCAGCAGCGTGGTGGCCAGCGCCTGGACCACGGGCGCGATCGCGGCGAACACTTGGGCGAGCGCGTGGAACAGCGGCATCACCGCGGGCAGCAGCGCGCTGATCAACTCTCCGAACACGGTGAGCAGCGGCGACACGGCCACGATCAGCTGACCGAACGCGGTGGCCACAAGGTTAAGGACGGGGCCGAGGGCCTGGATGATCGGCTGTAGGGCGCCGCCCAGGGTCGTCACGAGGGTCTGGATGGGCGGGCCGAGGGCCGTGAACACGGGGGCGACCGCGCCCAAGGCCGAAGCCAGCAGCGGCGCTACGGTAGTGCCGATCGTGCCCATCGTCTCGAACAGACTGCGCAGCCCCGACTGCACGCCCGCGGTATTCACCACGTCGGCGATCGCCTGCGTGACGTCCCGGAGCACCGAGACCATCCCGCCGCCGCCCTCCGGCACGGCCTTGAAAATGCCGCCGATGATCTCACCGACGTTGCCCGCCACTTCGAACAGCTGGCCGAGCAGGTCAAGCGCCTTGTCGATCGCCTCTTCCATCCGGCCCGACTCGAACGCCTTGCTGAGCCGGTCGCCGATCTTCTCCGCTTTCTCGCCTGCTGCCTTGGTCAGCCGCTCGAACGACGGCCCGGCCGCCGCGGCTATCTGCCCGAGACCCTTGACCACGATGCCCGGGATGCCGGACAGGTTGTGCAGGCCCTTACTGGCTGAGCCGAGCGCCTTACCCAAGGTGCCGTTCTCGGCCAGCTCCCGCGCCGAGGTCGACACTCCCTTGGCCATATCGTTCAACGCCTTGCCCGAGGACACCAAGTTGGTCCGCAGGACCGGCAGCACCTTCGCGCCGGTGCGCTCCAACTCCTCAGCCAGACCCCGGAACACCTCGTTCTGCACGGCCTGCTGCATGTCCCGCAGAGCTGGCGCCGCGTCGCGCACAGC